CCTGATCGTAGAACCAGCCACCAGCGCCGTTAGCCGTGCTCTTCAGAATTACCTCAGTGTTCTTTCCGCCGACGGTCTGCAAGAGACCCGCGACTATGTCTGATCCTTGTGGGTAGAAGGCAACCTCTGATCCGTGGACGAATCTGTTTGTTTGTCCTCGACCTGTCTGGGTAGACCTTGCGGTGCCAACCCGATATCGCGAGTTGATCTCATCAAATACGAGAGTTGACGCCGACTGACTAGCGAGCGGCGGTTTAAATGCCTGATGCGGGACATTGTCATAGAAGTGTCTGACCATGTTAAAGATTGCGTTGGTAGATTCTGCAAGGTGCGACAGCACAAACGCGTTAGCGTTTCGATTTTGCGTGACTTTCCAGAAGTTTCTGCCCTGAGTGTATGTAGATATTCCGGTTTGGCGGGCTTTCAGGACCAATGCGCGGATGTTTCCTTGATCTTTTAGCTGCTGCTCGAGCATTTTATGCACGTATATTTGCGCTGCATTCAACACAAATGGGCGGGTTTCACCCTCTTTTGTTACAATTTTCAGCATGTTCTTGGCGTATAGAGGGAAATTACCCTTTAATTTTCGTGCTACTTCTTCAATTTCCACTGCTGTTCACCATAGCTCGGCACCACCACAGGAAATCATGGTCGTCCAAAGTGCTTCTCATTAAATTTATGCGGGCACAAACAAGCCTCAGATTGCCCTCGACATAGCCTTGCGCTATATCGATTCTGTCCACACTGACAGAAAGATCAGACTGATCTGTTGTTATGTGCATAGGGAGGTTGGAAATGGCGCAAATACCTCGTTGCTGCTCATATAAGCCAATTAAGTACTCAAGCGATACTGGAGTACCTTCGTATTCTTTTTGCCTGTGACGCTGCTTTAGGGACGTTAATCGCATCTGTAAAAATCCTTCCAGACTCCCACTAGCCCTCACCCTGCTCTTCAAATGCTTGCAGGTATGACAGACGGTCCTTTGCCCATTAAAATTCTTTAAGGGTTTTTCATCGCCGCATACTGAGCATTTTTTACTATCAGGCGCCACTCTACATCCCTCGTAATCTCCTCAAATCTAGCCACCGCTTTGCGGCTATTGCTTACAGCGATACGGTCCCCCATTAGCCCCGTGCCCAAACCAATACATCCCTGCACATCTTTAGGGAAGTTGGCTGCATGTATAAGTATGTAGGTTCTGTCCTGCACCTCTTGCACATGCCAAGTCTCACCAAACCTTGGAGAGTCACGCCACCCCATGTCGTAGCTCCCTAAAGGGATACAAGACACGTTGGGTGCGTTATCAAGCCAAGGGCGCTCGATGGAGTAGAAGGTCTCTCCGGCAAGCTCAATCACGCCCAGAGTTCCTTCGGGGTGATAACAAAATCTTTTAAGCTCAACCTCAATCATTATGGTTCGCGCCTCGCTTTTGAGCCCTAACAACTCGTCTATCGTCCCGTTTTGCCTTCTTGGATTTGTCTCCAAAAATTCTGTCGAAGCCTTCATTAAACTTAGTAGTGTTTTCAGGACGACGGTTATCGCCCTTGCCATATAGTGTTTCACGCGAATTTTTCATTTCCTGTGCCTTGCTGTCTTCTTTGCTATCTTCTTGGGCTGGGCGCTGTGCTGCTTACCCGCCGCCGTGTCGGCGCGTTTTTTCTTGCTGGTCGCTGCGTATTCCTTCTTACTCAAAGCGTCTCGAGCAGCCTTGGGCAAATATCTTTCGCCGGTCGCCTTCTTTCCCTGAGTAGAGTTCTTCCCGCTCTTGGTGCCCCACTTCTCGCCGGTCCACTTCTTTAGGCTCTTTTGCGATTTTTTTAACGGCATCAGTCTTTGTAGCCTCCACCCGCTGCTTTGTATTCCTTGGCTAGCATCTGCGCTTTACGCGCACTCCACTGCCCCGCTGAACCACCCTTACTGCCAGCCTTGATCTTGTTAAACAGACGCTTACGCATCGCTGGCTTGGTGTAATTGCCCGCTTTGTTAACGGTAGATTTTTTCTTGGCTGGCATAAGGCGGCTCCGATCTACTTATTAGACACAGGCATCGTGGTCATGAACCGCAGAACCACAATTCCAGCGGCTATACCGCAGCCCAACACAGCCTGAATCGCCGGATTGGTAGGCAGAAACCCGACAAAGCCCTGCAATACAGACAGGACGGCTATCGCTACACCGTACTGGACGGTCTTAGACTTAAATGCTTGCTTCAGCTGTGCAGGTATCATGGCTATTTCCTCGCCTTTGGCTTGGCTTTGGTCTTTGACTTCATTTTGACGCCTGCCGTCTTAGCCGCTTTCTTTGCTTTGGCGATACCCGCAGGGGTGTATGCGTACTTCTTACCGTTTACGTTTGGCATAACTAGCTTCCTTTTTTCCACTTGGTTGATGATGACTTGGTTTTGGAGGGCGACCATTTAGTTTTTGCCGCCCAGTAGGCTGCACTCATCTTGCCCTTGCTTATATTCTTGGCATGACGGCTTTCAAATGCCTTTCGCTGACCCACGGTCTGGTTCGTTTTAACGCCCTGCTGCCCAAATCTGATGGTTTTAACTTTGTCGCCCTCTTTGGCTACGACTACATGGCTCTTGGTTGGGTGGCTAGGGGTACGCTTGGGTTTGTTGTACCCACTGACGCCCGCATTTTTCAGTCTTGAATCTTTGCTCTCAGCCATCTCGCAATATTCCTGTATATATTTGAATGTATATTTGAATGGGTACTCTCATAAGGACCGCCCCCCTATTGAAAACCCCCCCCCTAATCGACGAGGTGCAGATGCACTTCAGTGTCCCCAGAAGCCTCTATAAGCGTGTATACCGCGTCTTCTAACTGGGCGGATAAGTAGTACAGCTGGTCCCCGAATCGCAGGGAGGTGACGATTGGGACGATATAAGCCTCAAAGGTGAACTCATCCATGTCCAAGTAGTTACATGCCGTAACACGATGCATTAATAGTTGCTTCATTTTTTGCCTCGGTACTCTCATAAGACCCGTCGGGGGTCAAAATACGGTGGTAGGGTCTAATATCCTCCCCATGGAACCACACCTCAGATCGGCGCCAGCAGCCAGAAACTACCCCACCCCACCACCTACCTTTTATGGCGGATTTGACCCTGCCAGACCTTCGATATGGGTCAATTGCTCCATGAGCACTTGGTCAGGCTAGTGTAAGTCGCTGATATCGCTGGCTTTATCGTCCAGCAATTCCTCAATATCCCCCTCCTCAAGGTCTAAGTCCGCCAAGAAAGCGCCAGAAAACTGCACGATCTCCTGCTTCTCTGGAGCAATCCAGCCCTCAGCTTTGAACAGCTGCTCGATGGCTCGTAAGCGGTCAGAATCCTTCTCTGCCGCCGTTCCGAGAACCTCTAGCCGACTCACCCACTTAGCCCTTCTATCCTCTGTATCCTTAGCCATATCGTCTCTAATCGCCTCTATTGATGCCTTTACACTAATATTTCCCAACAACCTGAAAGCCTGATGGTTTGGATGTGCATACCCGGCAGCCTCAGCCGCTCTGGTTGCATTGCCTGATGTCACGTAATAGTCCACAAACTTCTGCTGCCGCATGTTCAATGGTTTGACTGTTTCGGTTGTCTTGCTCTCTACATACATTTGATACATCCCCTATAGGAGAAGTCGTAATTGGGGTGGGGTTTGATTTTTCCCCGCCTATAAAAAATTAGCCAATACGGTGATGGCTGCGGCGAATACGATCCAAGCCGCACGCTCTGCAACCATTCCCTTACCTGCCGCCTTAGCTATGGTCTGCTCGGTGTCCCTGATGTTGCCCTCAAGTAAATCCAGCCTGATCTCATGGCGATCCAGTCGCTTGTGACTGCTCACCAGCCGCTCATCTATCCGCGCCAGAATGGCGACAGTGTCGGACAGCTGGTCTATCTTCTGCTCAATTCGATCAAATCTTTTTTCAATATCCAATTGCATACCGCCGCGCCGCTATCTGAGAGGGTTCAACCTCATTTATGGGTGCTTAAATTATACCTCAATATGCAATTAAATGAATTATTTTCGTCTAGAGGTGTTGACAACCAATTTCCTAGAGATTACAGTGGCGTCTCTTCTGGTAAATAACCAGTCGGATACGGGGTCTCCGTGATTGACCCGCCAGCCAGCAAAGGATTTCTGGTTGCCCTCCCCCAGCGGGTTCAAGGTCTGGGGTTATCGAGAGTGAAAGCCAGCGGCGAGTAGCAAGACGGTAAGAGGAAAGTGTCTGCATCTACCTGATGCACTGATGAGGGGCGAGGTAAGCCCGAAACACTGACAGCCTGAGGAGGCAACCCATGACTATTCAAGTCCTAGTAAAAAACCAATACGGGAACCAAGTGATCTACCCAGCCTGCGAGGTTGGCGAAACCTTTGCCATGATCGCCGGAACCAAGACCCTGACCGATGAGACCCGAGCCCTGATGAAGCGGCTGGGCTACCAGTTCGAAGCCAAAGTGGAGGTGAAGCTATGAGCCGCTCCGAGAAGCTATTCCTTGCCATGTCTGTCGGTCTGGTTGTACCCATGACCTTAATTCTCTCAATGATAATTATATCTCTGGAGACAGGGGTTCCATTATGAGCTTCGCACCGTTTAGCGTTATGTCCCGACTGATAGGCAGCTTCCAGCACAGCAATGGCAACGACTTCGAGTATGAGCCGAACAGCCCTGCCGACAGCTGGCTACCAGTAGTCAACTACCCTCACCGGGTCTGGGTTCAGACCAGCCCAATCAATGACTCCGGCTGGCGATATGCCAACGTCAAAAAGACTGTCGCCTACATAGTGGTAGATGAGGATGAGTACGGACAGCCAGTGATCGAGAAGTGGGCGATCAAGAATCACCGCAACTTCCACTGAGTAAGCACATCGAAGCCCTTCACTGAGGGGTTTCTATTGTATTTATTCAAACCAGCCTGAGGAGGCAAGCATTATGGGTTATTACGCACCTTTAGAACGTGTAAAGCATATCGATACAACATCGGCAATGTCTGTTGCTAACTATGGATTGTTGGTCAAATTTCACGGGGAGATTGCAGGCAGGGTGAAAAAGTCGCGCAGAAAAGACTGGAGTCCAGATCGACACCTATTAGCAGACTTAACCAAAACGATCCCCGTGATGCATCAAGCAATAGCAGATAGGTGGGGGCAGGATGTAGTTACCCTCGCCATTAGCACCCACCCTTTCCCCTAATTTGAGTAAGCACATCAAAGCCATTCACTGAGTGGCTTTTATTGTATTTATTCAACCACGCCTGAGGAGGCAAACCATGCAAGCAATCAACCCGA